AGTTTTAAATGATTCTAGACGCGAATCTTTTCCTAATAAGGAAACCCTCCTCAACTGTCTAATAGATTCCATTTATGTTGATTGCAGAGGTTTATTTTGTGAAAGCCCAAAACAAAGCAAAAACTACACTTTGCAAAACTGCTTAAAAACTTCCAATCTTAATGATGCAGTGGACAGGATCAATGAAATAATCATTGAGAAAGATTTTAAGGATGAATTAGTTAGATATTTTTCATTTTGGGGATGGGTAAAACTTGTCACAGATAAATCAATAGCTCACAAAGATCAAATAACTGAGGAGAACATCGAACTGATAAATTACAGACACAAATTCCTATTGGACCCTGATAATGCTATAGATTTTCAATTATATATATTTAAAATACATGAAATTTATGTGAAAGTTGTAAATGATTTTGGTGAAAACTTATTACGAAATCATTCTCCAAGAATAGATTAAGTTCAAAAGCTGCTTGGTATAAGCAGCTTTATACAACAATGTAATTATAACCATAGCGCTTGCTGCTGATTTCTTCCGGGATGCGGCGGCACAGGTTTAACGCTACCCGGTTTCATAATGATTTCAGAAACCGTTTCATGAGATTTAAACGTGCAACTGCAATTGATGTTCTGGCACTGGTTATATCGTTCTTTGGTTGTTGCTGATACTTGAAAGCTGCTGCGAGTATGTGCGGCATTCCCGCACAAAGGGCAATTCATCATAACGTCGTATCCAAAACCCAATTGAGATGAATGTTATCTAATTTAACCATTTTGAGATAGCACTATTCCATTTCAAGCGAATCTATTTTCACTTCAAGCTCAATACTTGTCGTGTAGCCGTTATCCGCACTCAGGCTGTGTGTCAGCGTCGTGATGATCCACTCCCCTGCATCAATCTGCTGTTTAAACCCGCTCACCTTTACCGGCATTTCCGTGTAGAGATCTGCACGACCACGCGCCAGCTGAATAGAGAACGTCGCCACCCCGCGCTGCAGCCGTTCCCACTGCATTTTGGCAGCCCGCTCGGCGTTGGCCCGGTTCGCATAAGTACGGCTTAGCACCAGGACGTTCTCATCCGTGCCGATCAGATAGTCGCCCTGCTTCGCCTCCGGCTCCTTCTTCTGCGCAGCGGGCTTGCGGCGTTTACGCTTCACCGTGGTTTCCGGCTTTTTCTCCGGCTCGCGGGTGTGCAGCCAGCTCGCGATCACGCCGGTGTAGGCGTCACGGTCAGCCAGCGTAAAGCGGTGGCCGTCGCCGTCTTTGCGCACGAGGGTGATGGCGGGCAATACCTTACCGCTAGCCGTTTTTCCCTGTCCCTGTCCCTGCCGGATAAACAGCAGGTTGCCGTTTTTGATGCAGGCCACCGCGCCGCACTGTTTAGCCAGCCGCATCAGGAAGCTGGCGTCTGACTCGTTGGTCTGGTCGATATGATCCACGGCCATCTTCGCCACGTCGTCGCCTATCGCCGTTTTCAGCTTGTGTCGTCCGGCAATCTCTTTCACCACCTCACCGACGGTGGTCTGGTGCCACGACTTTTCGCGCTTCGTGTTAAGCGTCTGTCGGAAGTCCGCGCTGCGTGCGCGCAGGGTCAGCCGGTCCGGCGCGCCGCTTTGCTCGATTTCGTCCACCGTGTAGGTGCCTTTCGGGAAAAGCGCCTCCCCTTTCCAGCCCAGCGCCAGCGACAACTCAACGCCCCGGCGCTGCATCAGCAGCTGGCCGTCCGCGTCGTCCAGTTCGATGTCCAGCTGGTCCGCCTCAAAGCCGCGGTTATCGGTGAGCGTCAGACTGATGAGCCGCTGCTCTATCTTCTGCGTAATGTCGGCCCCAGCAAGCGTCAGCCTGAAGGCGGGCGCGTTCGCCTGCCCGTTAATCCAGCTGCCCGCCATCATGAGAACAGCCCGCCCACTGCCGCGCCGACTTTACCGGCGGCATCGGTGGCTGCGCCCTGCATGGCCGACAGCTGATCGCTCAGGCTGCCGAACATCTCACCCAGCGATTTGTCGGTGCGCTTCAGCGTCAGCGTGAATTCAATGCGCCGGCACACGCCGTTGCTGAAAAACTCCGCCTTGGTCTGGCTCAGGCTTTCGATCACGAACATGCCGTAAATCGTGCCGCTGCCCTCAATCAGCGGCCACGCGCGGCCAAGCTCGGCAATCTCCTCCAGCGCGAACAGCGACAGCCTGCCGCCGGTGATTTCTGGCAGCAGCACGCCCGACAGCGTGATCGTGTCGTTGTCCGGGCCGAGGAACTGCAAGGCGGGCCGCATAAGGATGAGTTTCTGAACATCAAAAACGTTAGCCGTGACGACATGATGACCGCGCATCGCGTGCCGCCGCAGATGATGGGGATTATGCCGAATAATGTTGGGGGGTTTGGGGATGTTGAGAAAGCGAGCCGCGTGTTCGTGCGAAATGAACTTACACCACTACAAAAAAGGTTAGAAGAACTCAATAACTGGATTGGTGAAAAAGTTATTGAGTTTCAGGAATACACACTGTCAACGGAATAAAAAAGGCGCTCATGCGCCTTTTTATTATTCATCGACTTTGATTGGATTATCTCCGCCATCTTTTCTAAACATTACGTTTAGGGTTACTGACGAGTAAGGATGAAATTTAGGGATGATACTTTTTATCATACCGTCTTCAAAAAAATGGTGCGCTATTGACGGAAATAACTCATGGTTTACAGGATGCTTAGCGTTTGGGTTATGATACATATTTAATCCTTCAGCCCATGTCTCACTGATTTTTCCCGCTACAACTTCAAAGCCAAACATTAATGGTACTGCGGCTTCGGGGTCATGATCGTGGCAGTACCCTTTACGATACAGTTTTACGTCATCACTTCCGAATCCGGCTAATTTGCCCATTCGGTTGAATTTTGAAATTGTACCGCTATTGGAACTGAGTATAGCGGAAACATTTTCAGCATCTTCCAGAAAAAAGAAACCAGACGGAATCTCTTTCTCACCTAACCTATGGGATACTATTTTTTGGGGGGATATATGATAGCTACCATCTTCTGACGCGATATGCTCATAACGCATTCCGTAAAGATACTGCCACAATGCGCTATGAGACCAGACCATAGAGTTAGCCTCATGAAAATCTGCTATAGCGAAAACCAGAGGTTTTCCTTTTACATGCTCTAAGTCCCAATACCTTTGTTTCTTTTTTAATTTTGAATATAAGGAACTTCCAAATTTTATCGGCATGTAATTTTCTAATCTTTCTGCCAGTTCTTCTGGATTTTTAGATTCATAACTTCTTTCTAAATCCTGATTAATAACATTCCCGGTAGGATTCACTGTTACAGCCTCAATGCATATTGTTTCCGCATACTTCCTTACAACATAATCAGGAGCATGGTACTTCCTATCTAAAAAAAAGTGTTCCTCTCTTAAATAAGCAAAAAGATATAGCTCCCATAAACGCGCATCAAATGCTGTAGTTTGGAATTGTTCAACAAAATTCCCGTCTACATCTTCAAAGTGATTCATCATTTCTTTGATAATACTTGTCGCTGGAGACCAATTTATATATTTATCAAATAAGGAAAAGTGTGGGTGAAGTTTATCACTACTAACTAAAGGGGTAAATAAATCCATTGGCTTATAAGTTTCATCACCTTGAGTGAATACCTTAATTCCATCCTTAATATGCTTTCGCATCATTTTTTTAAGTTTTGCTCTAGCTGAGCTTATGGATTCAATACTTGCGAAAATATCAATGCAACGATAGCGGCCACTAAGATCCCTTGCTAATATCACGCCATTAAAATCATCATCGGTGTAATCAAGAATCAGAACTCCTAGCACATATTCCCTAGGACCGCTGTACCATTCCACTTCACAACTCATGATTTCAGTGTTAGGCATCCTAGTCCAATCAACGTAAGCATTGAACCTTTCTCTTCTCATTTTTTTTACATCACTGAATGACATAACCATCTCTATATAGTTAATTTATATTTTATGAAAGATTGAAAACGAAAGCAGAAGCTATAGGACATCAAATATTATACTTGAAGGAAAGATCGAATTTATCTAATCCTGAAATGATCACACTTTTTTTCTATCTATATGCAATTGACCACATGTTTCGCACTTCATTTTATGGGAATAGCTCAATTTCATTTTTAGCTGCTTTACCTTCTCGTCTATTGTCCATTTACTCATTTCCTTCTGAACCCTATCAAACTCTTGAACTTGAGGGTGGTAGTCTCGCAAATGGGCTTTATTAGGCGATATTATTATGTCCTCAACAATCCTAGATAGTCGAGAAAAAGCATCTTTAAATCTTGCCAGATCCAAAACATTAAGATTAGCCAAAGTGGTGGTCATTTCAGGATTGATATGAGTGTTTTTTCTATTTAATGCAACAACCCATTGACCATGCGCTATTTTATTTCTAATCAAACTTGGTTCTTTAATATAAGATGCAATCAGTCTTTTTAAAGAAAGTATCACATTAGGCACATGATTATGTTTTGGTCCAGATGACAATCGCCTAACGGCCAAGTCTATACACTTTTCCCAGCCATCAGATACATTTGATGATGCAGCAGCCTTAATTTGATGTATTTGTTCAGAGGTAAACTGCCCCGGAGTATGGATCAGCTTCGAAAACTGAGACTCAGCGAGAGCGCAAAAAACAAGCCCTAACATTTTAGTCTTTAGAATAGTTTGGATTGAATCATCATCTCTTAATGCAACATTAATTTCTTTTGCTATCTGCTTCCAAACTTTCTCCAGCTCACGGACATTGTCAGTCTGAGCATGGAAAATATCTTTGATTTCACTCTCTGTCATTTTTCACTCATCCTGTTAGGCAAAGAACACTCTAAAATGTTCTTTGCCTAACCGGAATCGAACCGGTATGACGGTTCAAAATTTGAATTAAGAACACGCCGTTTTGCCAAATTAAACTATAGGCCTGATTGAAAGGTAATTATTCTTTAATAAGAAGTCAACGAATATTATCAATTGCGCGCGCTCGTATCCCCGCCACGCCTGCTCGCTTTATACAGCGGTTTTCATGCACCTGCATGACATAAACAAAAGCCCGCCAAGACTGGCGGGCCTGAGCATCAGAGACCCTTTTGGGAGCATGCGATTTCATGCAGCATAGTCATGCACTCACGGCTCGTAGTTCTGTTCGGCCTTTCATCACTCAGCTTGATTCATTGAAAGGCTGTATTCATGCTTGCGTAGACGAGCCATTAACTCATCTGTGAGTTCGGAAACCCACTCAATTGCCATGCGTTTTTCTTGATCACTACAATCGCTGACAGCAACAAGTTTTAAAAAGAAATCAATACGCTGAAGCTTCACCGACTCCAAAAGATAGTCCTGCATGTTCCCTCCTCTGCCTACTACCACTGTTTATGCATACAGTATAGAAAATTCAGGCGGAATTGAAACTATTTCTTATGTATCAATGGGATTGATCTGAACCTTGCCAGATCAAAATGGTTCTTCCTGCAATCTGCCGTTCCGGTAGAAAAGCCGCATTTTCGCCCCTGCATTGACACTACAGCCCTTAATCAACAGCCCAATTTCATATTCATCGCCGTTAAATCCCTTGGCTTTTAGTTGCAGCTCTAACTGTCGGCGCTCTGGCCCCGTACAGTTATTGACAGAACTCCAAGGGGCGGCGATGCCGCCAGAAAAATCTGCCTCCGCTGACCTTCGCCCAATTTAGCAACTTTTTCCCATTTGACCAGGCGCGTCATGACTTCTGAATCCGGCACCATTGGCGAATAGATATCCTGCACCCGCTGAACATCTTCGCCGTACTCATTGCCCATTTCAGTAAGTTCGTAGCAAAGGCGGATCACTAAATCCTCACGCGCTACTAATGACCCGCCCTGCGCCATCGTATAGGACGCCCAACAGCTGGCAACAGAAGCTGACGCCAGCACCGCATCCATCTGCTTATCTGGCAGACGTGCATCACCCATACGGCGCAGCTCACGCCAGACAGTCACAGGCGCACCGCCGATCTGCTGAAACTGACGAATACGCCAGCGTGAAGCCCATGCCGAAACAGCCTTAGCCATGTCGCGCATATTTGCGCCGGTTTCATGATCTTTCTCGCCGTCCATCGCGTAACCGTCGATATTCTTTGAAATATATTTGGCGATATAGCCTGTCGCACTGCCCTTCTCAGGGTCGATCGGCTCGGCATGAAATCGTGCTTTCATTGCCTGCGGTGTGGTCAACTCCCCGGAATCCTCTTTATAAGCCTGATCACGCATGATTTGCTGAACCCGCTGGACGTTTTGAGGGCGCATAAACAGCAGAATGTGCCAGTGCGGCGTGCCGTCGTGGTGAGGTTCAACAACGCGAAAACCAAAGAAATGAATAGCTTCGCGTGACAGTGCCGCGCGGATCCTCGCCCATACACGGCAGAGATAACGCTGGGTGTCACGTGGGCTTGAACCGCTCCACTGAGAAACAAAGCCGCCCTGGCTGTAAACTGCGTGATAACGTGATGGTGCTGTGATTGTATAAAATTCACCTACGCACCCTGTTTCATTGGCGACATCGTCAAACCCACGCATTCTGGTCATCAATTCGCGGCGGCGTATTGCCGATTGGACACGCTGCGGTTGACCATTTCATGCAGCGCAATACGGTCCCCGTCCTGATTGATGAGATCAAAGCATTTGAAGAATTCACGGTTACGTTTTTTCTGCTCTATCCATTCGACCAGCGTACTGCGGGAAACGTAAGATGATGCGGCTTTCTGTACTTGCCCAACCGTGATAGCCATGTGTTCACGCTGTAAATCTCGCATCTGCTTCAGGCGGCCACGCCACCATTCAGGAGCCATCATGCGAAGCAGACCAGACTGGGCTTTGCGCAGATGCAATTCACCTTTAGCGGAACAGAACTCTGCCCAGTAAGGTGGCTGCGTTCCTGTCAGCGCAGCCAGTTCAGCGATGTAACGGTATCCGGTAAGCGTCACAGCCAGTTCGTCCGCCTCATGTGGCATGGAGACCTTATCAACGAACTCAGCTAGACTTTGTGACAAGAAGGAGGCCATCTTATAAGCCAGATCGCGAATGTCCTGGCGGTCCAGCGTCGGAAGGCGATCAAGCTGTTTGATAAAGGGCAGCTCAAACTGCGCAGCATCGTTCAGCCGGTAGCGGTTGCGTACAAGCTGCAGGCGTGGCAATACGCTATGGCCAATGGTCTGGCGCAGTTTCCCAAATGGCCGTGACGGCAAAAGGATTCGCCGCCAGTTTGCAACTAAGGGCGAAGCACAATCCTATGAGAAGTTCGTAAAAGAGCAGGCTCAAAATAAGCCCTGGCTGGGAGAGAAAGTAGATAAGCGGCGAGTAATTGAGTTGGATGAATTGTGGTTCAACACACATGGCATTACGTTGGCGGATGGTGAGAAGCGGCAAACCACAATGGCATTCGCCTGCGAGGCGATGGGAAACCCACTCGCAACCGAGTTTAATGCGAAAATTTTTGCGTCTTATCGCGAGCAGCAGTTAAGCGGCAAAATCACCCGCTCCAGCAGAGTGAGACGGTTACGCCGCGTACGGTGAATTTAGATTTGGCGTATTTCAGGCCGATGTTTAACGAGCTTCGCCGGTTAGATGAATGGACGGCACCGAACCCATTAGAGAACGTACGCGAGTTTAAGATCAGTGAATCAGAGATGGCATATCTCACCATTGAGGAAATCAGAATCCTCCTCGCCGAATGTGAGAACAGCCGCTCCAAAGACCTGACGACTATTGTGAAAATATGCCCGGCAGCTGGCGCACGATGGAGAAAGGCGGAAGGCTTGAATGGAAACCAAATCCGCGCCGGTCAGATCATCTACGTGAAAATTAAAGGCAAGAAAAACCGAGCGGTGCCGATAACTGAAAAATTATAGGCTGAACTGCCATCGAGTAGGAAAGCGCAACTGCTCTTTAAATCTTGTTACTCAGCTTTTAGAAAGGCCATGCAGCGCGCCGGTATCGAGACACCTACCGGGCAGCTTACGCATGTTTTGCGCCACACCTTCGCCTCTCATTTTATGATGAATGGTGGAAATATTCTTGTGCTTCAGCGAATACTAGGGCACACAGATATCAAGGTAACGATGCGGTACGCACATTTTGCTC